TCCACTCCCCTCTTATACGCCCAAGTCATCATTGTGTTTTGCCCATGTGAACAAATTATCCATTCCGGTCTGCTTCTCGATTTGGATTAAATTTTGAACAGCAATATCATAATAAGACCGTTTCAGTTCGATGAGGATCGCTTTCCGACCGAACCGGATTGCCTGGTAAGCCTCGCTGCCTATCCCGCCGAACGGAGTTAAAACCGTTTCTCCCTTATTGGAGTACAGTTTGATGCACCGTTCAATGGTTCCTAACTGAAGCGGACAAATATGCTTTTCGTCATCCTCTGCGCGGGCAGTTGAGTATCGGATCACATCTGATTCACGGATTCCGGTCCAGATTCCGCCAGCCCAATCAATCCATGTCTCGTTGTTCATTTCACCTGATTCGACTGGCTTAACGGGAATCTCCGATGTCCCTGGCTTCTTGAAGATTAGGATATGGTCAAGGATTGCAGGCCTACACTCCACAGAGTCCTTGCGAAGCTGAGCAAACAAGAGGGCTTTGCTCTTGGTCCTGATCGCCTGCGCCTGTGGATTTTTGGTTACGATTGCGCGGCCCCAGAAGATCCAGCCTTCTTTCTCGTAAGCCTGGATGACAGCCCCAGGGAAATCTCTCATCCCTATGTAACCGTCCTTCATGCTCATAGCAGGTATGTCAGAGGTATGAACGCAAGTATTCCGCCCTTGCTTTGTCACCCTGAGCATTTCCTTGATAATGAAAGAATAATGATCGAAGAATTCAGGCCAGTTGCGGGAATTGCCGAGATCCCTTTCGGTTGCCGTGTAGGTATAAAGGTCTGCAAAAGGCGGGCTATACACCGACAGGTCAATGCTATTGGTTTCCAGTTTTTTCAGCCATTCACATGAATCCCCGAGGTACGCCGTGAACTGTTCCCCCTCGTAAACGCTTGTTTCATTTTGTATTTCCATTCTTTCCCCCTGTCCTAACTCTTCCAGTTCATAATTTTTTACTTGTTTCATAAGCTCACCATGGAGCCCGGTGGCGATGGTTTCTTTCCTTAGTACGTTTTCATAAATAGCCCTTTCCATGTCCGACAACACGATCCAGACATTGACCGGCTGGGTCTGTCCGAAGCGCCATTCTCTGCGGATGCACTGATAATATGCTTCCCATGAGTCAGATAGGCCTAGAAAAAGCATGTTATGTGCGTTCTGGAAATTCATCCCAAAGCCAGCGATCTTCGGCTTTGTAACAAGGACGCGAAACTTCCCGTCTTGAAAGTCTTCAATCATTTTTGCCTTGTACTCAGGATCATCCGACCCTTCGACCTCCATGGCACCCTGAATCAATGGAGTAATCAGATTGCTTTCATCATTCAGCCCACACCAAATGATCCACTGTTCATCGTTGCCGTTGACAATTTCAAGAGCCTTATCAATCTTGGGTTTCACAGTCTCGCGTCGGACCTTGCCACGCTCCTGAATCCCTTTGAGTGTATCAAAAAACAGCTTGCCCTCAGGCTTGTAAGTGACCGGGATAAAAATAGGAGTGATATTAAGAGGCGGGAGCGAAAAACCATCATCATCAAAGCCAAGGTCAGAAGGCTTTTTCATGCTCATGGCCCAGGATGAAAGCCAGCGGTAAAAGTCATTCTTGGCGTAATTCCTGAGCCGCCATTCTGTTCCGTTCTTATTGCTTTGCTTTTCTTTCCAGACCGTCCCATCCTGCCGCACATGATCAGTGACTTTGTTAGCATGAATAAAGAACTCTGAAAGCATTTCATTTCGACGGCACACGCCTAAGAATTCAGTATGGTTTCCGAGTTCAACTTGGTCGTTTGGCGCAGGGGTAGCGGTGCAAGCAAGCCGATACGGGACATCATCAAATAGTCGGATCAGCTTGCCCCTCGTCTTTCCATCAAAGGATTTCAAAATGGAGCTTTCATCCAGGACAATGGCCCGCCAATAAGGATCGGTTACACGGTCAATCATCTCATAATTTGTGATATGGATTTGGTGGAAGTGATCGATCTCCGAGCGGTCCCGGATATACTTCACTTTAATATCAATCTTCTTGGCTTCGCGGACCGTTTGACGAACAACACTGAGAGGGGCAATAATAAGGGTCGGCTCTCCAATAAGCCGCGCCCATTCCAGTTGACAAAATGTTTTGCCTAGACCAGTATCGAGGAATAGAGCACATCGGCCCTTCCTTATTGCCCAGGCCGTTACTCGCTTTTCAAAATCAAATAGTTTGGGATGGATTTGGGTTTCATCAATCTGTTTGCCGGTCCCTTGGTATCGGCGCTTTTTGGACGCCAAAAACTCATAATAGTCCATCTGATGGGATACTGTTATAGCCCTATCCGCGCACTCATTAAGTATTTCGGATAAATGCAACACAACGTCCTCCTCATTTTACTATTGATTCCTTAAGCGCAGCGCTCCTCAATCCTTCCGGCAGTCCTGCCCTGATCCACTCCCTGATATCCACGCCGCGCTGATACGCCTCCCCCGGATCTTTCCCTTCAGGCACCGGCCACCGCTCCGCGTCCGGGTAGTTCTCCCGCCACCACTTACCAGACTCTTTTTCCCCGGCGCCGTCTGCATCCAGCGCATTCAGGATGTGCGCCGCCTTGTTCAATTTTGCCGTGGCTCTTTTGTCCGGCCTGGTCGATGAAGAGCCCAGCGCCATCACCCCCACCAGGTCCGAAGCCTCCTGCGCAATCAGGATCGCGTCGAGCTCCGCCTCCACGATCACGTAAACATCATGGTCCGTCGACGAGGCAGACTTGATCACCATGTTGGCTGACGAGCTTCCCTCGACCATGTAATATCGCGGCCCGAACTCTGCCTCTTGCGGTTGCCTGATCCGAAGGCGCACCACGTCCCCGCCCGCGATATACGGGATCACCCACCCGATTGGCAGCCAGAGCGATTTCGCCTTCCCTGTCTTCTCATCTCTTACAGGCAACAGTCCCCATTCCTCCCTTTTCCGAAAGAGCCCCCAGGTTTTTCCATCCGGTCTCTTAGGAGGCTTTCCGGGGTTCCATCCCAGCTTGTACTCAAGCACCGTCTCTTCCCTGATCCCACGTCCGGCCAGGTAGGCCAGGGCCTCCGGTGCTTCAAAGATCTGCTCCCACGCCCAGATCATGAACTTCTGCGCCTCGCTCTTCCAGTCCCCCTTTGGCTCCGGCCTCTCAGCAGGATTCCACGGCGCCGTCCCGTCGGCTGCGGGTCGTCGTTCCTTGGGGTATCGATGGCGGTCCACCTGGTCCAGCTTCACCCCGAGCTTTCCGAGCGCCTCCTTGAATGTGACGTGATCATAGTCCATCACAAACTGGATCGCGTCCCCGTGCCGGCCACACTGGCCGATACCCGGCCTGCACCAATACGCGCCGGGCACCTGCACACTCCGGCCCTCCTTGTCCGTCGTGTGCATCTCCGGCCACACATGGAATCGATCCGTGCCGCCGCACCAGGGGCACGGCCCCTGGTACTCTCCGCCCCACGTGCTGGCCGCCTTCCGCAGCTGGATCCCCCGTCCGTATAAAAGATCAAGCAGGTTCATCTGTCTCTCGCAACCCTCCCCAACCGTCAAAAACCATCCTGCTATTTCTATAATAATATCAATTATTTATTTTTTTCTGGATAGTTGGAGGGTTAAATACATATAAAAGGAAAAGCAAAAATGTATAAAAAAGCTATAGGAGTTTATGTACATGAACCCTCCAACCCTCTCGAACCCTCCAGGAATCCTAGTAGATAATTCCAGTTCACTTCGGCTTACATTCCGTCATAATATCGTGAAATTTCTTGCAATTTTTGCATCGATCAAACTTCAGTTCCACCCCGACATACACGGACCGCCCTTCAAGTTTGTCCCGATCGAAGATCTTACCCATGATCCGCCCGAACCTCGTTTGAGTGATTTTTTCCTTTTTGCTCACGTTTTCGAAGTACCAGTCAGAGAAGCAGTCGAAAAGATCGGATGCCGAGGTTCTCGCCACCGTGTTTTTGATCAGATAATCGTCAAAAAAGGGCGCCAGGATGTCCTCGTCCCTGCGATATTTCGCAGCCGCCTGAAGGGCGCTCTTAGGCGGATTTAGCCCCTGGCGCTGATACTCCAAATATCCGCGCACCAGCCAGGCCAGTATCCCCGGATGTTCCTCCCTGAGCTGGTCGCGTAGGTCCTTATTCGAACGCCTCTCGTATGGAGTGAGGGGATCCCGATCCACATAACTCAGGCCAAAAGGCACAAGCAGCAGCCGTTCCCAGAATGCACGATCGTCAGGCGGGGCGACCGGTTTGTTGTTGGTCAGAAGAATTAGTTTATGCGTCGGGTTGAATTTGATGTTGTACTTGTCGTGCGGGTGGCGGCCCTTTAGGGTGTCTCCGCCTGAGATCCATTTGACCCGGCTCGGAGAAAAGCGCCGGCCTTCATCGTTTTCACTGGCCCATACCATGCGTAGCCCTCGGAGGTCCATGATGTCGGGCGAAGGCCCGGCGCTCGATCTGGTCCGGCCCTGGTCTAGGAGCATTTCACTCTGGATCGGCCCGGCCAGGGGTCCCAGCACCTCGGATATGGTTTCGACCAGCGTTCCTTTTCCGTTTCTGCCGCCGGGCCCCTCGAGGATCATGAACTTATGCTCTTTCACAATCCCGCTGATCGTATAGCCGAACCAGCGATGCAGGAAATCGACCGTCTCCTGATCCTCGCGCTGAATCTCAAGGAGAAACC